GTGGTGGTGGTGGTGGTGGTGACTTATCAGCAGGTACTATTACTGATAATGATTATAGTGCAACGCTAGACGCTGGTTATATTGCATTTAGCGAAAATGGTGTAGATGCTAATTCCTCATTAAATCGATATGAATTAAGATTAAATTCTAATATAGATTATTATACTAGTTTAACCTTTGATGAATTGCACATTCATTCTGACGACGAAAGCATACATGTTAAAGGAACAACAGGAATTACATTTAAAAATGGTGTTTCAATCAATTCACCATCAGCAGGTAATTCTGGTTTATCTCAATCTGGTAATATTGCACATTCTGATTACCCAAAAGAAGTTCAATTAACAATAAATGGAGTAACATATGCTATTCCAGCAAGAATCGTAACTTAATTTATGGCATCAAAACTTCCAGAACCTAAAACAATTATCCTTAAAAAAGGAGAAACATTACTGCTTCATACTAATGGAAAATTAGTAGCCAAAGAAACCTACAATGAGCCATTTGTTGTTTATACTGCTTATGACTCATTTGTTGGAACAGAAGAAGAAGTTGATGCTAAGATTGAGCAATTAAAACTTGTTTTACCAGAAAAAGTTATCCCTAAATTTGAAATCCCTAAACCTAAAACTGAAACAAAATGATCTATTATATTATCACATTATTAGTCGGATTTATCTTAGGCGCTCTTGTATTTCGCAATAATGCTAAAAAGGCAGAAGCTGCAGTTAAAGAAGCTGAAGATTTAAAAGCAAAAGGTAAATACTTATTAGACGCATTAAAAGGTCGAGATAAGTAATGCCAGCAAGAGAATACGCAGTTGATGGTGACCAGGGGTTCATTGGCTTGAACTCTAAGGACAATCCTGTGAATCTCGGCAAAAACTTTGTATCTAAATCGGTCAATTTTCGATTTGATCGTGGTATAGCAGTAGTTCGTAAGGGTACTAAAAAACTTACTGGTAATACATTTAATGAGGCAATCTATGGATCTTGCACATATACAAATGCAAGCGGTGTAGAATCTATTGTATTGGTAGTGTCTAATGGGATTTATCTTTATACACCAGATACAGATACCATAAGCGCAAAGATAGCATTCCCTACTGGTCAGACCATTGTATCAACAGATGATGTTGATGTATACCAAGCGCAAGGGATTGGATATGTGTATATTTGTCGTGGTTTTGCCAAGTCTACTTTACGCTGGGATGGAGTAACTACAATTGCAATTCCAGCAACTGGAACACATCATAACTACCCTAATAGCCGCCACGCAATCTATTTTGGAAATCGTCACATTGTACAGACAGATCAAAATACATTTCAAGTAAGTCATTATTTATCAGATAATACTTGGTCTTCACTTGATATGTTTAGTATCAATGATGGAAGTTCTGATCGTCTTGTTGGCATTGCTCCCTGGCAGTTAAACGAATTCGTAGTATTTATGCGTAATAGCATTCACTATTGTGCAGTTGGTGTTGGTGCTAATGCTGCTGGTGATGCAGCAACAGAACCAGATTCATATGTAAAATCACTTGCTACCGACATCGGTTGCATTGCTAAAGGATCTATAGTTCAAGCAGGAGGAGGAATTTTCTTTCTTTCAGATAATGGTATATATATGCTTAATCCTGCTGGTGCTGGACAGGGTTCTACAAATACACCAGAAGGAATGCGTCTTTTAACTGTAGCAGAACCATTATCAGCACCTATCAATGATGTGATTGCTCGTATTAATTTTAATGCAGTAGATAGCGCAACTGCAGTATACTGGGAAAATCGCTATTACCTAGCATTACCACTAGACGGATCTACAACAAATAACTCTATTATAGTCTATAATTTTATTAATAAAGCTTGGGAATCTGTAGATGTATACCCATCTGGATTTGATGTTAAAAGCTTATTGGTTGCAAAAAGAGGCAATAAGAGACGAATGATTTCAGTAGATGGTAATGACGGAATTTATTTATTTGAAGAATTAGATTGGGACGAATTTGGGTTTTCTACTGGAACTCCTTTTTTATCAGAACAAGGATTTACTCTTACTGCAGACACACCATATCCATATACCATAAGTACTCCAGATGCTTGTACGATAAGTGATGGTGCATTTACACCAAATGTAATTAATGGGCAATTAACAACTAGAGCATATAATCTTGGAACTAATCGTGAAAAGCGGTATTCTAGTTATCAAGCAGATCTTTATGCTCCTGCTGGTGGTGTTATTAATGTTGGGCTTTCTACATCTAATCCAGATGCTATATTGACATCTTATAGATTTGGATCAACAAAAGCATCAGATGCACTAATTCGACTTCCAGTTCGCAAATCTGGGTATTTTGCTCAAATTAACATTACAACAACCAATTTACGACCAGAGATTCGTTCTGTCTCAGTTGAGGCAATCGTCCCAGGTCATATGACTCAATCAAGAAAATAATATGGCACAACAATTCCAATCACCAGAAAACTACGATGTAGGTCAACAGGTAACAAAATCACGACTTAACAATATGGTCAATAATGCCGTTCCACTTCCTGGACTCATTACTGATCGTACTGCACTTGCATCTAATACTATTGCTAGTGATGATAAATTTTTAATTGTTGATACATCTGCTAGTGCATTAAGATCTGCAAATGCTTCTGATATTTTAGGTTCTGGGATTCCGCTTACAACTTCTGGTATTTCATATAGCGGCCAAGATATTCAAATTAATGTTGATGATAGTACACCTATTACAACCGCGTCATTTGTATCTGCCGATGGTATTACAGTTACTGTTACTGCTACTGCACACGGATTTACACCTGGTGGTACAAACTTAATTGAAGTAAGCGGCGCTCCATCAACCTATAATGGAATATTTGTATTCAATTATGTTAATGCAAATACATTTACATACACAACATTATCTACAGGAACTCCTGTAACAAGCCCAACTGTAATCACAGTTAAGCGAAAAGGATCTATTCGCAATGCATCAAGTGTTGTGACCAATTCACATTTATCTGTTACCCAGCAATCTATTTTTGGTGGATCTATATATGCCAAACAAAACCTTAATATTTCTGGCGCTTTAAATTGTGCATCAACTGCTTCAATTACTGGAAACCTAACTGTTACTGGAAATATTACTAAGGGTGGAACTAATAACTATAATTTATATTCTATAACTAGGGTTAGAATTCCAGGAGCTATTTATGATACAACAGTAGATGGTAGATATTCATATTCTTCAATTTGGTATTTAACAACTGGTAAAACACTATACACGGAATCATTTATTGTTCCTGCTGGAGAAATTTGGGAACTAAATTATGATCTAGCATTATGGGTTCACTCAGATGATGGATTTGGATGGTATTGGCTTTTAAATGGTCAAAACGATGATTACTCTGGTATGGAATATCAAGTTGGAGCAGCAAGTCCTTTAAATAGACCAAGTTATATTCCAGCAAATCATTCAGTTTTATTATCTCCAGGCACTTCAACTGTTTCACTAAAAGTTGCCTTCTTTAGCGGAAGTGGATTAGATATGATTTATCAAGGATTAAACTCTCCTCCAGGAAAATATATTCTCCGTAAATATAAAATTTAATAACTGACTAACAATTATGATTCCATTTTATCCAAATTCTCTACCAAAATCTAAACAAGCACCTGTTAATAACTATGGCGGGTTTTTAACTGCAGACGCTCAACAGTACTACAATGAAAATATGGGGGCATTGTCTGCCCAGCAACGCATTGTTCCTGCTACTATAGCGGCTGAACAACAAATGATGCCTGGACTTCAAGAGTACCAGCGCAACATCTACGCTACACAGGGTCAGTCTTTACTAGGTATGTACGGCAACCTAATGCCACAGGCAGAGCAAATGCAAGCTCGCTATGGTGCTGGCCAGATGTCGATTATGGGCAGTTTAGCACAACAAGGTACTGCCAATGCCATTGGATCGCTAGATCAGACCACACAAGGCATTTACAACACATTTCAGAACCAAGCCCTAAGTGACCTACAGATGGGTACTGGGCTTTCGGCACAAGAAACCAATTATGCCCAGCAATCGGCTAGGGCTGCGGCTCAATCCAGAGGGTTAAACTTTAGCCGCCAAGGTGGCGATCTGGAGGTTCTTAATTCTTATCGTATTGGTCAAGAACGACTTAAGCAACGACAAGCAACCGCATTATCGGCATTACAATCTGGAATGTCAATGCAAGAGATTGGTGCTAAGAATTTCCTCAATCCCACTATGCAATCTGGAGTTGGATTTACAACCCCAGGAATGATGGCTGGCATTGAAGGTTCTTATGGCACACTTGGATCGCAGTTCCTGCAACCAGAGTCTCAGTACCTTGCTAATATTCGTGCAAATCGCATTCAACAAGAAAATGCCAATGCTTCTGCTTCTGCTCAACGATCTGCTGGTATGGCATCTGGTATTGGATCTGCCGTTGGAAGTGCTATTACTGCATTTGCATTATTATGCTGGGTTGCTAGGGAAGTATATGGGAAAGAAGATATTCGTTGGACTATCTTTAGACAATGGCTATATACAGAAGCACCAGAATGGTTATTCAAACTCTACGCTAAACACGGAGAGAAATTTGCTGAATATATTTCAGACAAACCATTTATTAAACGCATTGTAAAGTGCGCTATGGATTTAATCGTTACTCCAAGACTAAACACAATTCAAGAACTAGAATATGCCAAGTCCTAAACAAGGCGGTCAACCTAGATCGGAAGAGCACA